TGGAGATACAATGTATTGCAGGATTGGTACGAGGTCCTCTCGTCCATCCCCGCGAGCCTTTCGAGCTTCCACTCCTTGGTGGTTGCGAGGCTTGTAAGCGAGTTGCCGGCTTGTTCCGTGGTTTGCGCGAGGTGTTGGTATACCATCGTGCTCCATCTGCGGTCCAGGCCTCCTTGGCGACTTGCTTGTTTGACCTTTTGCACTCGTTGGACGAGCCGAGCTTTGTCGGCCGTTCAAAAGAGATCGTCGTTTCACCACTCCAGCGTCTTCTCCGACAGACTGACGCTACTGTGAGCTGGATGAAAGGCGGTTTCCGCCGGTGGGCTAAGAGCCGCATGTGTTTCTGCAAGAAGAATGTCCAACTCTGGTTTTCTTTCTGGCAGGCCAAGCGTGCTTGTGAGCCTTTGTCCGAGGAGTTCGTCCAGGACGCGTTGGAAAAGCACTGCAGGAGACTTTCGACTCCACAGTACCTTCCCGACGCTGAGACGTTCCCCTGGCACCTACTGCGGGCTGAGATTGAGCTGGTTGGCCGTTCCCTTGACGGTTCAAAACCACTGATCAAGCCCCCGTCGGTATCGGCGTGTCTTGAGTGCCCGCGCTCTGGCGGTGGCATGAAGGGTCTCGTGTCTCGTGAGTTTGACACGATTGACCACGAGGGTGAGGAATGGGTCCTTCACGACGGTCCGGGCATTGACAGAACAGGTCATGCTCACGAGATCGTCTGGGACAGAAAGGTGTCCGGTCGTGCCGAGCAACTGGAGAAACTGGCTCTTCTTGAGTGGTTTCCCCGAACGCTCACTTGTCGGTCCGAAGCGGTGGTCGAGCCCCTCAAGGTTCGTATCATCACCAAGGGCCCTTGGGCACCCTACATCCTTTCTAGTCGATTCCAAGAGCAGGCTCACACTGCACTTCGGAAGACCGACACATTCCGCCTCCTCGGCCGACCAGTCTGTCCGACAGACTTGATCGACCTTGCCGCCGCCGAGTGCGGTTCTTGCGGTGACCCCTGGGTTTGGTACTCGGGTGACTATTCTGCGGCGACCGATGACATTCACGGTCTCGCCGGACAACACTTGTTGGAGTTGTTGTTCGAACAGTTGCCCTACCCCGACCAACACGCTGACTGGATCCAAGCCACGCGTGACTGTCTCGCTTTCCACGAGATAGAGGTCGGAGGAAAACCAGGCCCAGGTGGCAAGCGGCTGAAACTTTTGCAGCAGCGAGGGCAACTGATGGGTTCCCGTGTCAGCTTCATCATTCTCTGTCTACTCAATCTCCTGTCTGTCCGCTCGGCGGACCAGGATTTCTTTGGAGACAATGTGAAGCGATCGGTCCTCATCAACGGAGATGATCTTCTCTGTCGTCGTCCTCGCGCATGGGCTGTGATCCATCGTCAACATGCGGCCGCTCTCGGCCTCATTGTGAACGACAAAAGTTTCGTGCACCCTTCGTACGCGAACGTGAACTCTACATCCTTCGTCTACAATCCCACGATTGTTGGCGATGAGGTCAAGCTTGGGCCAGGATGTGGGACACCATACCAG